GTCCTTGCTAGGTATCAGTACCAAATGGCATTTGTGGCGGATCAGGAAATAAACATGCTTGCGTGTTTAACCGAAATTATGGTTGAATGCGAGTTCAAATGACGGAAGAACAACTAGAGCACGAACGATGTGTAGATGATGACTATAATGTAATTAATCACTATTACAGAGCTAAATACTATCACCCCAATATTCCGTTCTTTCTCCAAGATGAACATGGAGATACTTATGAATTTGGGTGGAGTTTGATTTATCAGTACATTGAGAAATTGACTAATGAGTAAAGCAACCCCCAGACAAAAGAAATCCAGAATGTATTATTACTTCTGGAGTGTTATGACTATTACTGTATTCCTTGGGCAACTTTATGTTGGCACTGGATATCGCCTGTTGCATGGTAGTATGCAAGAATTAATGGATAAAGTTGATGGAGTTCTTCTCCACTCAACACCTGATAAACCTAATTTTTTGTGATTATGAACGTTAAAGTTATTCGTATGTGGTCAGGCGAAGATGTTGTCGCTGACCTTGTTAAAGAAGGTGATGAAACTATCACTGTATGTAATCCTATTGTTGCTGTTCCGACTAGAGATGGTCAGATGGGATTTGCGCCTTGGGCTCCTCTACTTTCTGGTAAAAATGTAGAACTTGACATTGCCCGAAAGTATGTTGTTTACATTTCAGATACTCAAGATGAAATTGAAGAGAACTATGTTCAGATGTTCTCTACCATTCAAACACCAAGCAAGAAACTGATTGTATGATACTGACTGAGGGTGATGCAGTTTATGCTGCTAATAAATTTATTAATTACTACACTCAGTTCAATCGCATCGATGATTATCTTCGTTTTGTGAAGAAAGATCGTGTTAGTGAAAGGTCTGGATCTCTGTTTGATGCTGACATGGAGTTCTTTGACTCTTTTGGTATGGAACCGAATGACATGAACTTTGAGGTTCATGTTGTTGATACTAATCCAAAGACAACCTCAAGATATAATCAATGGTTGTACTCTGAGACTTTGAACCTTACCGCATCAAATGCTATTGAGGAAGCAATTCCTGGTAGAACCCATAAGTGGATTGTTATTGAGACGAATACTAACAAAGTTGTTGGCGTTGTTCGCTTTGGTTCTCCGACTATTAACAGTAAGCCCAGAAATGACTACTTTGGTAAAGTTCTTCCTCTTTCTGACATTAATGCTCATTTTGTCATGGGATTTAACATTGTTCCTACTCAACCTTTCGGGTTCAATTATCTGGGCGGAAAACTTCTTGCCCTCTTAGCATGTTCTAAGGAACTCAAGCAGCAGTTTGATGAGAAGTACGGTACAGATCTAAAGTATTTTGAGACTACCTCTCTCTACGGAACTACCAAGGGTGTGTCTATGTATGATGGTCTCAAACCCTTCCTGAGGCACATAGGAGACACCGAGAGCAACTTCCTACCCCTCTTCCATGATGATGAGTTTAGGGACTTCTTCTGGTGGTTTAACGAGCGCAATGGTGGTGAACGTCTGATTTCTGCAGACAAGTCATCCAAGAAACTCAAGATCCAAACCAAGATGATTTCCATTATTCGTAAGTCTCTGAAGGATGATGAGAAACTCAAAGAGTTTAATGATTGTATTGACCATGCTAAGTCTCTGACTGAAAAGAAAAGATACTACTTTGGCCAGTTTCAGCATTCATCAGAAGAAGCAATCGTTTGGTGGAAGAAGAAGGCAACCAAGAGATATGAAAAACTTAAGTCTACTAATAGACTTAGGACTGAACTTGAGGTTTGGAAACAAGGAACAGATTTGGAGATTATTAGATAATGGAACTCAAAGACTGGTTGAACTCAATAAACTTTAATAAGGAAAACCTTATTAAAGAAAACCCCGATATCGTTAAACAATACCCCTCATACATTGTCAATCGTTGTCTCTCTGGGCACCTTGACTGCATTATGTTTGCCAATGAGATGAATCTTCATCATCATCTTGAAAAAGATATGCAATATTCATTTTATCTAAATAGTTTGAGGAAAAAGAAGAGATTCTCTCCTTGGCTCCGTAAGGATAAAGTCCAGGATTTGGAATGTGTCAAACAATACTATGGTTATAGTAATGAGAAGGCATCTCAAGCTCTGAAAATTCTGACCAAAGAACAGATTAACTACATTAAACAACGACTTGACATTGGAGGCATGAAATGACTACTACGGTAGAACCAACAGTAGATTGGTCCCAGGACCAAATGGTTGAGGTTATTCTTAATGAACCAGATGACTTCCTAAAAGTCCGTGAAACATTGACACGTATCGGAGTAGCATCCCGTAAAGAGAAGAAACTCTATCAGTCTTGCCATATCCTGCACAAGCAGGGAAGATATTTTATCGTTCACTTTAAGGAACTGTTTTCCCTGGATGGTAAGCACGCTAACCTTACAGTAAATGATGTTCAGAGACGCAATCGTATTACCAGACTTCTGGCTGACTGGGGACTCATTACGATTGTCAAAGAGGACTCTGTAATGGACATCGCTCCTCTGAATCAGATTAAAGTTCTTGCTTATAAGGATAAGTCTGACTGGGTTCTAGAGCAGAAATACAATATCGGAAAGAAAGGAAAGACCCAGGAAACCGAATAAATAAACCTGCGATCTTTCGTGCGGTCGCTTCAAAAGTCGGAACTTACAAGAGGTGTGGTTTACCCCATACCTCTTTTTTCATGTTTGTGCTATAAATATGTCGGATGCCTTCGGGGTCCACACAATCAAATCTCGCTTTAAAAGGAGAAGTACAAATGGGAAACCTGATGAAGTATAATGCTGCCGATTTATCTCAGTTGATGGATCGCATAAATAAGAATAGTATTGGTATGGACGAATACTTTGGTCGGTTGTTTGACCTTCACGAAACAACATCCAATTATCCTCCATACAACTTGGTGACAGTCAGCAACGTAGAGTCTAGACTGGAACTAGCACTAGCAGGATTCAAAAAGAAACAAGTAAATGTCTACACACAAGACGGAAAACTCTTTGTCGAAGGACAACGAGAAGATGGAGAAACTGGAACAGAATACGTCCATAGAGGAGTGGCTCAAAGATCTTTCACCAGATCTTGGACCCTCAGTGATGAGACGGAAGTTAGATCAGTTGAATTTGAGGATGGGTTGCTGAGCATTACTCTAGGTAGGATTGTTCCCACTCATCATCAGAGAAAAGACTGGTTCTAAATACTATTGAATATCGTCGCCGCGAGGAGCACCTGGCAAAATCCAGGTTGACTCCTCCTTTTTTTGTTGATAGAATAGAGGAAAATACAAATCTTATGACTAAAAAGCAATTTGTAAGTAATAAGGGTGAGACTTGGGAGTGGGAAGAAACTCCTGAAACTGCAGCAGCACTGAAAGTCTTGCGCGAAACTGAAAAAAGAAATGCAACCGAACGTCTTCATGCAGATATTCGTGAACTGGAACTGAAAGCACCTGATTATGGAGTTGGTAAATGACAATTAAACTTTTGATTCTGAAGTCAGGAGAGGAACTTATCTCCGACATTAATGAAATGGCAGTTGGTGAAGAGGATGATCAAAAGGTCATCGGATATTTTCTCCGCAGACCATGTTTGGTTAAGATGAAAAATCCTGGAGTTATTGACCAAGAAAAAAATAAAACCAAAGCAGGTTTTGAAGTTTCTTTGATTCCTTGGATTGCTCTTTCTAAAGAAGAGGTTATTCCAATTCCCTCTGACTGGTTAGTAACTATGGTTACTCCTGTTGAACAATTGGAAAAAATGTACATTGAGGATGTTTTAAGTTATGGACAAGACGATCAAAGCGATTCTGCTGACGAACAATCAGACACTGATCAGTCAGATTGATGAAGCCCCAGCAACTGTACCTGGAGAACCAGACTGTAAACTGACTAATCCTTTTGTCCTAACTAGTGATGGTATGTTAGAGTCATGGATGATGGGTGCTACACGGGATGACGTGTTTATGATTAGTTCTGACAAGATTCTGACTCTTGCTGACCCAACACCAACTCTACTAGAAAAATACGAGGATCTCACAAAATAATGGCACTTTCCGAAAATACTCTTTCTCATTTACTGGAAGCAGAATCTCATCTTCGGGCAGCAATCAAATCTGCCGCAGTGAATGAGAAACCCATGGTTGTCAAACAACTTGCAGACTTGCTTCATGGTATGGAGCAGTGTAAAAAGTTTGATGAAATCATGGATATGATTGATAATCGCGACCCTGGTAGCAGCGGCATGTTCGGTTCTTTTTTTAATGACGACGAGGAATGAAGTTTTACACTAATGTTCAGTTAATTGGCAATCAGTTTTTGGTTCGTGGAGTTGAGAATGGTAATAGATTTGAGTTTAGGGATGAGTTCTTCCCTACACTCTTTGTAAAATCAAAGAAGAAAACCAAGTATAGAACATTAAGTGGAGACAGCGTAGACGAAGTTCATCCTGGCACCGTTCGTGACTGTCGGGAGTTTTACAAAAAGTATGATGAGGTTGATGGATTTGAGATCTATGGAAATGATCGATACATCTATCAATACATCTCAGAAAAGTATCCAGAGGATGAGATCAAGTTTGATATCAGCCAGATTAAACTGGTAACTCTTGATATTGAGACTACTGCCGAACAGGGATTCCCTGATGTTGAATCGGCAGTAGAAGAAATTCTTGCGATTACTATTCAGGACTATACTACCAAGCAGATTATTACTTGGGGAGTGAAACCTTTTGCCAATAAGCAGGAGAACGTCACTTATCATCATTGTCATACTGAACATGAACTTCTAAATCATTTCATCAACTACTGGATGCAGGATGTTCCTGATGTGGTGACTGGTTGGAATATCCAACTGTTCGATATCCCGTATATTTGTAAGCGTCTCAACAGAGTGCTTGGAGAGAAGTTGATGAAGCGTTTCTCTAACTGGGGTCTTGTGACTGAAGGAGAAATTTATGTTCAGGGTAGAAAGCACATCACCTTTGATGTTGGTGGACTAACTCAACTTGATTACTTAGACTTGTACAAGAAGTTTACATACAAGGCACAAGAATCTTATCGTTTGGACTATATAGCTGAGGTGGAGTTAGGTCAAAAGAAACTAGACCACTCTGAGTTTGATACCTTTAAAGATTTCTATACTAAAGGTTGGCAAAAGTTTATTGAATATAACATCGTTGACGTAGAACTTGTTGACCGTTTGGAAGACAAGATGAAACTGATTGAACTTGCATTGACTATGGCGTATGATGCCAAAGTCAACTATGCAGATGTGTTCTATCAGGTCCGTATGTGGGACAATATCATCTACAATTATCTGAAGAAACGGGATATTGTTATCCCGCCAAAGATTAGGTCTGACAAAAACGAAAAGTACGCAGGTGCTTATGTCAAGGAACCGATTCCTGGAAAGTATGATTGGGTGGTCAGTTTTGACCTTAATAGTCTGTACCCCCATCTCATTATGCAATACAATATTTCCCCAGAGACCCTCTTGGAGGAAAAACATCCAACGGCAACTGTTGATCGAATCCTTAATGAGGAAATAAATTTTGAGTTGTTTAAGGATAATGCGGTATGTGCCAATGGTGCTATGTATCGCAAAGATGTTCGTGGGTTTCTACCAGAACTCATGGACAAGATGTATAATGAGCGGGTAATTTTCAAGAAGCGAATGCTTCAGGCAAAGCAGCAATATGAAAAGACCCCAACTAAAGCATTGGAGAAAGAAATCGCCCGCTGTAATAATATCCAGATGGCTAAGAAGATTTCACTCAACTCTGCTTATGGTGCTATCGGTAATCAGTATTTTAGGTACTATAAACTGGCCAATGCGGAGGCGATTACGCTTTCTGGTCAAGTCTCTATCCGTTGGATTGAGAGTAAGATGAACCAGTATCTAAATAAACTGTTGTCTACAACCGAAGAGGATTATGTTATCGCATCAGATACTGATTCGATATATCTTAATCTCGGACCTCTTGTTGATAAATTTTTTAGTAATAAGTCTGGTGATAAAGCAAAGGTCGTTGAACTACTTGATATGGTTTGTCGTGACAAATTGGAACCGTACATCGACAAATGTTACAACGACTTGGCGACGTATGTATCGGCGTATGACCAGAAGATGCAAATGAAGCGTGAGAATATCGCTGACCGTGGTATTTGGACCGCAAAGAAGCGATATATTCTTAACGTGTGGAATAGTGAAGGCGTTGCATATGCAGAACCTAAACTGAAAGTCATGGGCATTGAGTCTGTGAAGTCATCTACACCCGCACCTTGTCGCAAAATGCTCAAGGATGCTTTTCAGATTCTGATGACTGGAACTGAGGATGATATGATTTCTTTCATTGACAAATCCCGCGCAGAGTTTAAGAAACTTCCCCCAGAACAGATTTCTTTTCCCCGTTCTGTTTCTGATGTTGTGAAGTACAAGTCTTCCTCTGACATTTATTCTAAAGGAACCCCGATTCATTGTCGTGGAGCACTTCTCTACAATCATTACATCAAAGAGAAAAAACTCACTAACAAATATTCTTTGATTCAGAATGGTGAGAAAATTAAGTTTTGCTATCTCAAGAAACCAAACATTATTCATGAGAATATTATCTCATTCATTCAAGAGTTCCCTAAAGAACTCAACCTTGACAAGTATATCGACTATGACTTACAATTTGAGAAGTCCTTTGTCGAACCACTGAAAGCAATACTTGATGCGATTGGTTGGAACGTCGAAAAAACTGTAAACCTGGAATTATTTTTCTCCTAATGGACCTACCTATTAACGACAAAGAACTTGGTACTATTATTAGTGCTATGCGTCTTGGGGGAGATGCTGCCCTTTATCAGAAACTGAAAAGGATTAAGGATATCCGTGATGCTAACCCAGGCGGACCTTACAAAAAAATTGCCCGTGAAGAATTTGGAATTGTTATTTAATGGATTTTTTAAAAGAGATTGTAAAAGAGATTGGTGATGACTATACCCAACTCGCCTCAGACATCGACGACACAGAAACTTTCGTGGACACGGGTTCGTACATTTTTAACGGACTCGTTTCAGGTAGTATATTTGGTGGTTGTTCTGGGAATAAGATTACTGCCATTGCTGGGGAGTCTTCTACTGGCAAGACTTTCTTTAGTCTCGCTGTGGTTAAGAATTTTCTGGATAGTAATCCTGGTAGTTACTGTTTGTACTTTGACACTGAAGCAGCAGTTAATAAATCTCTTCTTAAAAGTCGTGGCATTGACTTAGAACGATTAGTTGTTATCAATGTTGTTACGATTGAACAGTTTAGACAGAAGGCACTACAGGCAGTAGACATATACTTAAAAAAACCTGAAGAAGAACGCAAACCCTGTATGTTTGTGTTAGACTCTCTTGGTATGCTTTCCACAGAGAAGGAGATTCGTGATGCTTTAGACGACAAGCAAGTTCGGGACATGACCAAATCTCAACTTGTTAAAGGAGCATTCCGTATGCTTACGCTGAAACTTGGTCAGGCAAAAATTCCACTAATCGTCACTAATCATACCTATGATGTCATTGGTTCTTATGTCCCTACAAAGGAAATGGGAGGAGGCAGCGGTCTCAAGTATGCGGCAAGTACAATCATCTATCTCAGCAAGAAGAAAGAGAAGGATGGAACAGAAGTGGTCGGCAACCTTGTCAAGGCTAAGACTCACAAGTCACGTTTAAGTAAGGAGAACAAAGATGTTACCATACGTCTTTATTACGATGAGCGTGGTCTTGATCGATATTACGGTCTTCTTGAGTTGGGTGAACTGGGAGGTCTCTGGAAGAACGTGGCAGGTCGTTATGAGATAGACGGTAAGAAAGTCTATGCCAAAGCAATCTACAAAGATCCAGAAGCATACTTCACACCAGAGGTGATGGAAAAACTGGATGCTATCGCTAGAGAGGAGTTTAGCTACGGTTCATGATTAAGGTTCTCAAGACTGGAATCAACGTATCTAAAGTCATCCAACAACTAAAGAAATATCCTCAGGACTGGGACCATCAGAAGAATCTGAAGGACTCCCAGTCCTTAGTTGATAGGGGGTTCGCGGACTTGCCAGTTAGCGCATTACAACTTATAATGGGTGGGGTCAAACACGAAGATAACTTTGTGGGCGACTCTGAGATCAACATCAAAACACCTGCCTACGCTCATCACAGTGAGATCCGAAAGATCATACGCAAACAGTTTAAGAATGCGGATATTCATCGGTGCGGTTTTCTTTCACTTCCTGTTGATGGATATGTAGGAGCACATATTGACGAGGGAACTTATTATCTGAGCAGAAACAGATATCACCTTTCTATACTTGGAAGGTATCAATATTTCTGCGGCAAAGAAACTGTCATTGTTGAACCAGGAACTCTTCTTTGGTTTAATAACAAACTACCTCATGGCACCGTTAACGTCGGTGACGAGACCCGCATCACATTTGTATTCGATATTCCGCATGGACAAAGTTGAGATCTTAATTTTGAGAAACCTTCTCTATAATGAGGAGTATCTTCGTAAGGTAATTCCTTTTATCAAGGCAGATTACTATGAAGACTCAAACCAAAGAATTGTGTTTGAGGAGATTGATAAGTTCGTTCAGGAATACAATCAACCTGCAACCAAAGAAGTTCTCTGTATTGAGGTAGAGAAACGTCAGGATATTAATGACACTACTTTTTCTGAGATTACAAAACTAATCAGTTATCTTGAGGATGTTCCTACTGATTTTGATTGGTTGTGTGATACCACAGAGAAGTGGTGTCGAGACCGTGCTATCTATTTGGCACTGATGGAATCCATTGCTCTTGCAGATGGAGATAATAAGGAAAAGGATAGGGGTGCTATCCCTAGTATTCTGTCAAATGCATTGGCAGTCTCTTTTGATACAAACATCGGTCATGACTACCTGATTGATTATGAGCAAAGATACGAAGCGTACCACAAAAAAGAAGATCTCATCCCGTTCGACCTTGAGTACTTCAACAAAATTACGAAGGGTGGTCTCCCGAATAAAACGCTTAACATTGCTCTCGCTGGCACTGGTGTCGGCAAGAGTTTGTTTATGTGCCATGTTGCAGCTTCCGCACTCCTGGGAGGGAAGAACGTACTATACATCACGCTTGAAATGGCTGAAGAGAAAATTGCAGAGCGAATTGATGCTAACTTACTCAATGTACCTATTCAGGAGATAACAGAACTTCCCAAAGTAATGTTTGAGGATAAGGTAACAAAACTTGCAAATAGAACCCAAGGATCCCTAATTATTAAAGAGTATCCAACGGCGTCTGCACATGCAGGACACTTTAGGTCACTTCTTAATGAACTTGCACTTAAGAAGTCATTTAGACCTGATATTATTTTCATTGATTACCTTAATATATGTGCTTCCGAACGGTATCGCGCAGGCAGCAATGTCAATTCATATACAGTTGTCAAGGCTATTGCTGAAGAACTTAGAGGATTGGCTTGCGAGGCGAACGTACCTATCGTATCTGCCACCCAGACCACTCGTTCTGGTTATGGTAGCAGTGATGTTGAGCTTACTGATACTAGTGAGTCCTTTGGTCTCCCTGCTACTGCTGATCTTATGTTTGCCCTTATTTCAACTGAAGATCTTGAGGGACTCGGGCAAATTATGGTGAAACAACTGAAGAATCGTTATAATGATCCAACCATCTTTAAGCGTTTTGTGGTTGGGATTGATCGTTCTAAAATGCGTCTGTATGATTGTGAGCAATCTGCACAGGATGACATCCTTGACAGTGGTCAGGATGAAGAGTATAATTATGAAGAATCAAAACCAAAGAAATCATTTGAGGGATTTAAGTTCTAATGAACGGTTACTATTCAGTGTTCAATCCTAGAGGCGAAAAGATTGCTGACTGTGGCATCGAAAGAGATGCAGTCAATCTCATGAATATGAGAAACCGTCGATGGGATGGACACTACTTTACATTTAATCCTTTGCCTGGAGACATCATTGATGTTTCTGATGGTAAGCAACTACCAACTAAAGACATCGTAGTCAATATGGATGGCGGTGTTGGTGGTAGTTGGCAAGAAGTAGAATATGTTGAGGTTGGTGGTCAAAAGATTGCCACTCAACAAAATCTTCCTCAAAATTGTCAAGAACCATTTATTCCAAATTTACATGACTAAAGTTGATACTGAAAAATACGTTGAGTTTGTGAAAGGTGTGACCAGCGAACCTAGTCTTGACTATGGTGCAATGAGTTCTCGTCTTGCAGAACTTGAGGTAACTGGAACTAACACTTCTCAGTTGCTTACTGCTGCTCTTGGTCTTTGTGCAGAGTCTGGTGAGTTTACTGAGGTTGTGAAAAAGATTATCTTCCAGGGTAAACCCTATAATGAAGAAAATATCTTTCACATGAAGCGTGAACTGGGCGATATCTGCTGGTATCTTGCTCAGGCATGTATGGCACTTGACACCACCTTTGATGAAGTCATTGAGATGAATGTTGACAAACTCAAAGCACGTTATCCTGGTGGAGAATTTGACGTTCACTATTCTGAAAACAGAAAGGAAGGTGACCTGTGAAGGAGTATGATCCACTAACACCTGAAGAGGTGAATGATGCAGCAAAAGAGTTCTTCCCACTCTTTGATATCGTTCATCGCAACATGCCAGAAAACTGCACTGTAGAAGATACTATCAAAGTAATGGAAACAGTTTGTGGTATGGCACAGAAGCGTAGAGCATATGACAAAGGAGAAGTAGGCCCATTTGGATTTAACAAGAAAGTAGATGACGGAACAGAAGAGAAAACCGATTCTGAGTGATTCTTTCGGTAGTACAGTGGAAAAAGACATTCCCGAAAATGTCGAATGGATCGATGATGTTTTCTACATCAAAGAAACTCGCTTTGGTCTATATACTAGTATCCTAAAAGAACCACTGGGTCAGCACTTCATTACTGGTGCTACTAGAGAAGGTGTACTTGAGATGTCTCGCTGGCACCTTATGTGTCTGCAGGAAGGAACTCTTGGTGACTATACCAAGATCATTAACAGTGGCGTCGTCGGAGGCAAACTCTGACGCCTTTTTCGGGGTTATATCTCAGTTGGTAGAGCGCCTGCTTTGCAAGCAGGATGTCAGCGGTTCGAGTCCGCTTAACTCCATAAATAATTAAAAAAAAGATGGGCAGTTTAAACCTCATGCTATGGTGCTTGTGATAGATGATGAAGAGCATCCATTTGAGGGTCTTTTTTTTTATAAATACCCATAGAAGAACTTTAATTTCAAAAAATGGATCCTAAGAAGTATAGAGATTTGATGGAAGCATACAATCAAGTTCATGAAAAAATGGAGTATGAAAGGGATATGGATCATCCCAAGACTACTAGGGAAACCAAGGCGGGAGATCCAAATCAAATCAGAACTCGCGAACCTATAAAGAGACCTTCTACTATTAAAGATAAGAAGTCTCCTAAGAAAATGTATCCTGGAAAGTACCAAGATTCTGGCGGTGTTGTTCTTGGAAGAAAAGTTCGTGTAAAAGAAGAACTGGAACTCGATCAAATGATTGAGTCACTGGTTGAGAGAGGACACACAGAGCAAGAAGCATATACTCTTGTTGCTCAATTCACTCTCGATGAAGCAATCACCAGCGAAAAGGGTAAAGCAAAAGCAGCAGAAATGATTGCTAATCGCACTACTGCTTCTGGTAGAGCAAAGTCTGGTCAAGGTGCTAATGTTGCTCAAATTAAACACATCAGACGCTCTAATAGAGATGGACTTCTGGGAACTCCTCCCAATCGCAAAGTAGCAGGTTCCAATTGGCCAAAATCATATCCTAATGTTGGAAAGGGAATCAAAGCAGCAAGAAGAGCAGCAGCACTTAACAAAGAAGAGTTTGAGTTCTGGGTAGATGTTCTGGTAGAAGAAGGGTATGACCTTTCTGATTATACTTGGGATGAAATGTATGAGTTTTATCTTGATGAAGCAATCACCAGCGAAAAGGGTAAAGCAAAAGCAGCAGAAATGATTGCTAATCGCACTACTGCTTCTGGTAGAGCAAAGTCTGGTCAAGGTGCTAATGTTGCTGCAATCAAACATATCCGTCGTGCTAATGTAGATGGATATGGTGGAACTCCTCCTAATCTAAAAGTTGCTAAGAACCCAGTAAAATCCAACTTTACTGGTCTCAATACTGGAACTGGAAACAAAGCAGCAAGAAGAGCAGCAGCACTTAAGAAAGAAGATTTTGAACTTTGGGTAAATGAACTTGTAGAAGAAGGCTATGACCTCTCTGACTACACTTGGGATGAGATGTATGGCATCTATGAAGCAGAAAAACCATTCCCACACGAAAAGGTTAAAGCAAAACAAGTAGCACTTCGTGATAAAGGTTCTGCTGGTCTTGACCGTAGAATGAAGATGGGAATGGCAGTTCGTCGTGCTAAAGAAGCAGAAAAAACTGGTGGTTCTCAAAGAGATGCTGGAAAAGGTTGGTATCACGCTAAAGAAGATTATGTAAATGAATCACAAGCAGCAAGAAACAACCCTGAAAAGTATGAGAGAGAGCAGGCAAAGAAATCTGCTCCTGTTCGTGGAGAGAAAACTCCTATGCCACCAAGAGGTGATAAGCGTAGAGAGGACTTTGAGAAGTGGTATGCTAAGCAAATGGGTCGCTGATAAATAAGTCGGGAAGTTGCATTCTAACCCCTTGACTTTTGAGTTGAGGGGTTTTATAATGTCTTTATTAGGGGTTATAGCTCAATTGGTAGAGCGCCTGCTTTGCAAGCAGGATGTCAGGAGTTCGAGTCTCCTTAACTCCATTCTAAATACTTAGAAAGTATAAGTAAAATGGCAGGGTTTGCAAATTGCGACTATAGTACTTTTGTTAGAAGTGGAGACGAATACGATTTTCGCATAGACAGATTTCTTGATAAATTTTATGAAGTGAGAGGTCAGAAAAATAATTTTTTGACCGATGTTGGATTAGTGGAAATCTATGAGGTAAGACTTATGAAAGGTAATGAAACTTTTGTGTTTGATTTTGACTCTCGTTCCTATCAGAAGGAGAGACCAGTATTGAAGGCAAGATGGATAGATGTCTCCTCCTCAAAGGGATCTAAGAAGTCAATTGAATTTGAAGTAGGTCTTTCTGATCAACTTAGAACTCAAGTAATACCTTTAAAATCTTTAAAGAAAGTTGATGATTTTGGTGGTAGAGGTGCTGGTGGTAAAAAAGTAAACCTTGGTAACCAGTTTGAAGAACATTGGGTTGCTGATTCTGAAAAAGTTTTATCTGGACAAACAAAGGGAAATAGATATATTCAGAAGATAATAGGGTTAAACGAAGACCTGACTAAACAGATGAAGAAAGGTCTTTCTGGAGTCGTTGCTGAGGGTGGTGCTAATAAGTCTCGTCCTTTAGTCTTTTCTGGAAACGGATTGGTTGTTGCTGCTGAAGGTAGACTAACTGAGGATATGGGATCTACTTTGACTGATGTGACTTTTCAGTATGGAGAGAACAAGGACCCAGTATATTTGTCTCTAAAGTATGGACCAACATTGACCTTCTTTAACTCTGGAGTTGGTGGTAGGAATGGGCCTTTGCTGTTTACACCTGCTATGATAAAAGAATTCAAGATTTCTTCTCCAGCAGGGAAAGCATTCCTTGATATGTTTGGGATTGATGAAGTAAAATTTTGTGAATCATTTAATAACTACCCAAGATCAAAACCAATACAAAATCACAAAGTAGTATCAAGAAGTTTTAATAAAACTGCTATTGAAAAACTCCTTAGAAGTGGAATTGGATATGGATATTATATGGTTCATCATAAAGGATCTGGAACAAATATTGAAATCTATGAAATAGATAAAGCATATATGAGATCTGCATCAACTATCACTGGTGGAATTACTATCAACTATGGTGGTATGGATGGAAAAGGAAAAAGGATAGATATTGAATGTGAAAGTGGAAAGTATAGGTTTAAATTTAATATTAGAAATAAGCAGGGTGGTCAATATCCTACACATGTGATGTGTGACTATAAAAAGAAATGATAAATATAGTATAGGAAATATTAATATCAATGAAAAGTTTCTTTCAGTTCCTGGGTGAGGCCTCTCAGGCATCCATGCAGGCGAAAAAACTAAATCTGAAAAGTGACGGACATGGTGGTTGGTTAGACTCTCGTGGAAACTTTGTGGCAACTACCGAAGACGGTAAGTTGAAGTTTGTAGATAAGAAGAAAGGAAAACCAGAAGATGAAAAGTCTGGTCAAGCAAAAGCAGCAGCACAAACAGAACCAAAGGCAGAACCAAAGAAACCAGAACCTGAAGCGACTGGTAAGAAAGAACCAGAACCAGGTGAAGGCGGAGAAGATTCTGAGGAATCCGCAGCAGATACTCTGACAGTTGCCTTTGGTCGTTTTAATCCTCCTACTGTAGGTCACGGTAAGTTACTTGCTGCTGCATCTAAAGCAGCAACTGGTGGAGATTTAAAAATCTATCCTTCTAGGTCACAGGATCCTAAAAAGAATCCATTGGACCCTGACATGAAGATCTCCTTTATGAAGAAGATGTTCCCTGATTATGCTGATAATATCATTAATGATGATGAGATGAGATCTATTTTTGATGTACTTATTAATGCATCAGAAGAAGGATATGCGAATGTTAATATCGTTGTAGGTTCAGATCGTCAGGCAGAGTTTGAGAATCTGGCACAGAAATATAATGGTGACTTGTATGAGTTTGATTTGATTCGTGTTATCTCTGCTGGTGTAAGAGATGCAGATGCTGAAGGTGTTGAGGGAATGTCAGCATCTAAAATGCGTAAGGCAGTTGTTGATGGAGACTTTGATGCTTTCCGTAAAGGAACTCCAAAAGAACTGGACGATGGTGATACTCAGGCACTGTTTGATGCAGTTCGCTCTGGTATAAAGATTAAGAAGAAAGCAGAAGTTAAGGAGATGTGGGAGATTGCTCCTAAGTGTGATCCCAAAGGTTTGAGAGATAATTATGTTTCAGGAAATATTTTTAATCTTGGTGATATTGTAGAGAACTTAAACACTGGATTGATTGGTGAGATTGTTCGTCGCGGAACCAACCACTTAATCTGTGTAACTAAAGAGAACTACATGTTTAAGTCCTGGATTCGTGATGTGATGGAAGCAGTTGTAAATTATCCAGGACCATCGGGTGTATCTGGTAAAGAAAGGGAAGTTGGGACAGATTCCAACCGTGAGTATGCGATGAGAATGACCGGTACAACTAGTATAAAGAATTTCATAAATAAGTATAAGGCTAAAAAGTAAAAACTTTATACTAATGACTCATCTTAACGATCTTACCAAGGCATACTTGGAACAAATTGCTGAGAAGAAAAAAGACGATACCTATCTCGAACCTGACATGAAGAAGCGTCAGGCAAACAATGAGAAGGCACGTAAAGAACTTGCCAAGGGTCCTCAAATGAAGAACCCTCACTTCGAAGAGAAGCAGCAAGAAAGAGATTTTATAAAATCCCTTACTGATGCATATAAAGCAGTTCATGAAGAGGGATATGGTGCTCCAGGACATAACCCCGGTTCTGGTGAGAAGTCCGTTGCTAGAGCAAAGGCACTGATGGATAAGAAGGGTGAGAAGGGTGCTCCTGGTCTAGATGCTATGATGGCTGCTAATAAAGAGCATCAGGCAAGAAGAGGAGTAAAGAAAGAAGCACTTGATCCTGTAGGGCAGGAAGATGGTGATGTTAATAATGATGGTAAGAAAGATAAAAATGATAAGTATCTGATGAATCGCCGTAAGGCGATTGGTAAAGCAATGAAGAAAGAGTCATTTGTAACTTCTGATTGGAGAGAAGAGATCTCTGAAGTTATGAATGATATTGATTCTGCTCCTATTAAGGAAAAGAAAGGTATCAAAAACAAAGTCACCATTAACCCCAAGATGAGTGAAGCGGTTGAGGAAATGGGTGGAACACTTATCGAAGAGATTGAAGTTGAAGATCTCGAAGACGTAATTGAGTGTGTATATGGTGAACTGATTGAGGAAGGATATTCTGAAGATGAGATAGAGTCAGCAATCGAGCAAGCTCTTACCGAAGCAACTGTGACGATGGGTCATGATACAGAAGCACCTGCAAGAGAGAGAACCAGAGATAAACTGAAGAAGAAAGCAAAAGGTTTCCTTGGTAAGGTTGCTGTTAAGGCATACAACAAAGCAAGAGAAGCAAAGGTAAAAGCAACACCCACAGTACAAAGAGCAAAGACTTCAGCAAAGCGTGGCATCAGAAAGATGGCACAGAAGGTTGTTGATCGCATGAGTGAAGAGATTGTTAGTGAAGCAGAAAAACCTTATCCTTATGGTAAGGTAGGTGATAAACTTCGCAAAGTTGCAGGTGAACGTGATGCTGAAACCGATCTAAAGAAGAAAAATAAACTTGCATCCCGATTCTCTAAAATTAAGAGTGAGTATGATCTTCCCGAAGCAGTCTATGGTGGAACTCAACCGGAGAAAAAAGACACCCGTATGGTTGTCACAAATGCTGACAAGAAAGCAAATACTCCTGCATATCAGAAGTACAAAGCAGGCGACAAGAACTACAAGGCTGCTGACCACATGAAGGAAGGTGTCCGTGATGTAGATCCTGAAAAGGGAACTGCTGAGCGCAAGGCACGTCTTGAGAAAAAGCGTGGTATGAAGATGGATGACCATCCTCAGTATAAGAAAGAGGAAAAGGATCCTTTTGGTAGACCTGGTGGGAAGCATGGTGGTGTTCCCAAAAAGGGTGGTGGATATGATAAGGCATATCAAGCCAATATGAAAAAGATCAAAGAGTTAGAACAGAAGGAAGAAGTAGAAGTTGATGAAGCAATGAAACCAGGTCCTCGTCGTGAGAAGATGAGAGCGAAGATGCATGACCCATACGTCAGAGGAGGCAGTAAGAGTCGTGGACAAGCTCATAACATTGCAGTTCGTGGTGATGTAAGCACGGGAGATCCTGCCATCAAGTCAAGAGGTGGCGGCGGTGTCAAGAAGGACAAGGGAATGGGTTATGGTGATAGAGGTGCTGGTAACAAAGCACGTCGTCGTGCAGGACAAGAACCACTGAGAGGGACTCGCACAGAAGAGGCATCAATGTCTCCTCAAGAGGTCCAACTTCAGAAGAAAAAGGCAATGATTGATAAGATGATTGCCACCAAGAGAATGCAAGGTCTTAAGAAGTCTGCTTCTACAGAACCCGCAAAGGCAATGGGTGAAGAGACTGAAGATTCTCTGAGAGATCGCCGCATGGAGCGTGGTGGTGTTGATGGAAACACCAGATATGATAAAGCACCCAAACCTGCCAACACTGCTGGTAAAAAGAAACCCTATGATGGTATGTCCGCACTTGAGAAAGTAAAGGCAAGCATCCGTGCCAAGCATGGTCAGGGTGCCATCAAAGAAGACGCCAAAATGGCCAAACAGTCAGATGAGAAACTAGCAGCACTCCATAAGCAAGTAAGTTCTAGTG